TGATCTGCGCGTTCATGACCTCCTGCTGCTTGTTCGGCCGACCCGTGGAACCCTGTTTGACCGTGAGATAGACGTTCTTCGCCACGTCTTCCTTGGTCAGCTCGGGCCATACGGCCCCCGGGCCGACCACTTCCTGAACGGTTTGAGCCGAAACATTAAGGAGTAGGATTTTCCCGGCGGCCATCGCCAGCTGACTAAGCATGTCGTCTTGGTCATCGATGACACTGGACAGGTCCGTATGGCGACTTGCATCCGCGACGGCACTCTCGGTGGCAGTGGCATCGCTGGTCTGTCCCATGGAGGATTGGTCCTGTCCCAGGACACGGAGCAAATCCTCGAACGTCTGGTTGGTCTCATACAGCGCCGGATCGATCGCGGGCATCTTGATCGGCATCAGCACGTCCTCGACCTTCTGGCCGGGCGCCAGGGCGTTGAGTTCGATCAGCGCGTTGGCCGGATGGGTGCGCAGCTTGTCCTTGTCCTCTTCCTCCAGGACGCCGGCCGCCACAGCTGTTTTGGGGCGGTTGGCACGCCGGTGCTCACGCAGGCCCTGGCGCGCGCGGTTTAACTCTAGCTGCATGTCCTTGAGCAGATCGATATCCGACTTCGGGAAGATCTCGCGCTCGTGGTAGGTTTCGTTCAAGACCACCGGATACCAGGGCCAGAAGTCATCGTTGTATACGTCCGGCGCGGCGGGCTCCTGGAGGAAGTCCTTGTAGCCGTCACACAGGACATACACGAGGCCATCTTTGCGTGAGTAAATCTCCCATACGCAGGCGAGGGTCTCGCCGCCGTCGGGCAAGAGGCCCGGCAATGAGGGGTTGTTGCTGTCGCTCACGCTGTTGGTCCAGACCCCGTTCATCATGTCTTCACGGGAGTAAGCCCGATAGCCGTAGCCCACGTCGACACTGTAGATTTCCTGCACCTCGTCGACGGTCAGGAAGTATTCCTGCGCGACAAAGTCCGCGCCAAGGAAGCCCTTCAGGTTGCGGCACTTGGTATCCACGATCAGCGAGGTCGTGTCCGGGTAGTCGAACGTCAGTCCCTCGCGCACGATCAGCTTGGGTTCCTGTTGCAGGGCCTGAATGGACAGACGGAGTTCCTCGGCCTCGGCGCTCTCCTTCTGCACTTCGTTGTCAGCCAGGTCCGCCGCCAGGCGCTCGATGTTGGCGATGCGCTCGCTCATGTCCGCGATGCGGCTCTCGATTTCGGGCTTCATCTTGAGGGCACGCTGGAAGCCAAGCTTGACGTAGCCCACCCCGGTGATGATCGCACGCCGGATGGTCTGCTTCATCATGGTCTTGAACGGGAAGGTCTGGGCGTCGACGTTGTAGTTGTAGAGGATCTCCAGCGTCTTGCAGACCCGGTCCAGCATCTTGTCGTAGGTCTGCACGTTCTTGAAGTCCGCCATAATCGCCGCCGCGTTGGGCGCGCCGGGCAACATGGTGGGGTTGATCCCCTGGGTCTGCGCGATCAACTGCATCTGCTGCATCTGCTGCTGAGCCGCGTTCAGCGTGACCATGTCGCCGTCCCAGATCACCGCCAGGAGACGTTCGCGCTTCTTCGCCACGATGGTGGGGTTCGAGGCGTAGAGGCTCGCGGTGCGCTGCTGCACGTGTCTGAGCGCGATGTTTGCCACATACCGCTGTTCGTCCTGGTCGTGGCGATCTTCGGGCCACTGGCGGCCGTAGGCGAACTCCATGTTGCGGCGCATGCGCTTGAACGTGTGATCCATCTTGCGCCGGGCGGACTGGATACGCTGGTTCCATCGGCTCACCAGGAGCCGGCGCTGTTCCGTGGGCTCGGGCACCTCGCGCGCGATCATGGATTTCTGCGGACCGGTATTCATACCCGTGACCGGATCCGTCGCGGCGTTCATCCCCGGTGGTTCTTCGACGGCGCCCGACATGTGCTACCAGCCCCCGCTGGCGAAGTTGAACTGCGCGACCCGCTTCTCGCGGTTGCGTTCCTTCATCAGCCAGCCGAAGCTCATCGGACCCTCTTTCGGCGGGATCAATGGGTTGCGGATCGGGATCAGCTGTTGCAGGCCAAGGCCAATGAGGGCTAAGGCGTCCACGAAGTCATCATGCTGGTCATACGGGAACTTCAGCACTTCGTCGCGCGCCATCGGCCACCACGATGCGTGCTCCGGAAAGTGAACCTTGTGCATCGCCATGCGGCCCTGGATGCTTTGGGCGCGGGTCTGCTTGTCGGCGATGGGCGTCACCTCGATGATCGAACAGAAGGTCTGGCTTTCCAGCATCCGCTTGCGCAGGAAGGGTCCGATGGACTTGGAGATGTGGCTGCGTTCCGCCCACCAGTGCAGGGGCCGGTGCTCACGCATCATGACCAGCATGTTGTCCACGGCCTTGTCGGCGGTCATGGTGCGCCAGATCGCGTCCAGCACCCAGATGTCATCGTTGTCGTCCACCCCCACGCACAAGAGGCACGTGCGGTCGGAGCCTTGTTTCATGCTGACCGCGTGGTCTGAGGCGCAATAGCGTCTCAGATCGCTGGGGAGGTCCTTCTTCTTGTAGGTCTTGATATGATCCGCCTTGAAGAACGTCCCGCCCTCCGGGCTGGGACGCCCCTGGTAGAGCGCGCTGAAACCTCGGGGGTCCCGACGCTTGATGCCCTCGAAGAACTCCACCCCGAAGCGGGACGGCCAGAGGGCTTCGTTCTCTTTACGCTTCAGCACGTCGTGTTCCCGCGCCAGCGCCGGCAGGTCTATGATGTGCCATTGACTGGCTTCGTCGGGATCGTAGTAGTCGTTCATCGGATCGATGATACGACCCACGATATCGTCCTGGTGCCACCGCGTCATGATGATCACGATGGCGCCCTCTTGCGTCATCAGGCGGGTGCTGGCGACACGGTTGAACCAGGTCCAGCAGGCGTCCCGGATGGTGGGTGAATTGGCTTCGGCGCTGTCCTTTACAGGATCATCGATAACGAAAAGATCAGCGCCACGGCCAGTAGTAGTGCCACCGCGTCCCACAAAAGCAAGCACACCACCATCCACAGTCTGAAGCCGATTAGCCGCCAGACTGTCCTGCTTGAGCTGGAACGCCGGGAACACCTGAGCAGTGGCCGGATGCTGTAGGATATCTCTGACCGCACGTCCCACGTCCTCGCTGAACTTGTCGTTGTAGGTCCCGAAGATAATAGATTTACCCGGGTGCTTGCCGGCATACCAGGCGATGAACCGCTTGCTCGCCAGCTCGGTCTTACCGTGTCTTGGGGGCAGGGAGATGATCAGCCGCTTTATGTGGCCCTGCTCGACCTCTTCGAGCGCCGCCGCCATGACACGATGAAACCGCTGTGCGTCATACAGGCTGTGATCCGGGTCATCCGGGTTGTCTGGCGTCGGCGTCGTGAGCGTGACAAAGGGGATCAGGTTGGCTTCCGCGTCGATGCATGCGATCAGCCGCTTGAGGATCAGCTCGTATCTGAAACAGTCCTCACGCGATATCATCGGGCGGGGTTTCCAAGGCGCTCACGTCCACCGTCAGATGCATGGTGATCAGACGCCCGTTCAGTTTGAACGCGCGCACCGTGGTCTGTGCCCAGGCGTTGGTGCGCGGGTCAAACCGCCGATGTTGATGGCTGCGCAGCACGTCTTCCACTTCGTCCAGGCATTCCGCCAGCATCGCGTCAGTCAAGGTCATGCTCGTTCGCCTCGCTGCGCTCGGCTCACTCGCATGACAGCTTCACAGGTCATGGGGTTCACCGCGCCGGTGCCAGCATTCTAGGGAAGCCGACCAGACAGGCCAGCAGGTCAAACGCGATATAGATCACAAAGATCAGGACGACTGCCCACATCACGATGTTCAGCACCTGCACAACCAGCGCGCCGGGGTTGCCCAGCTGGGCGAACGCGTAAGGCAGCAGGAGCTTGATCACCGCGACGACGGCGCAGACCACCACCAGCCATATCAGCAGGCTCTCGATCCATCCCAGGCTGAAACACATGACCGCTTATCCCTGCACCACCGTGAAACTGGTGGAGTTGACCGAGACATTCGGCTGCTGACGCACCTGGACCTGCACCACCTTGCCGGTGCCCACGCTGATATTGATGGTGAACGAGAAGTCCCCGTAAGGCGACACGCCGTATTGGGGTCCGCTGTTCGGCACCACCTGGCGCGCCCAGGGCGTGGTGCCGGCCTCGCGGGCCTGAATATCGAACCTGGGATAGACGTGCCCGGTCACGGTCACCACCGCGCTGCCCTGGCCGGCTGGCGTGGTGTAGCTCGCGTTCAGCGCGTTCACCACGAGGGTGGCGGGTGTGGGCGAGACCACGTCGTCCTGGGGATCGTAGTAAGGGTTGGTCCAGGCCGGGACGTGGGGGTTGGGACGGCGGCCCATGCTTCGTGTCCTCCAGACGGGACAAGGACGGGGACGGGGACACCGTCCCCGTCCCCAGGCGGTTACGGGTTAAGTGCGGATCTCTTTCGGCTCAGGCGTCGGCGCGATCGGCGGCATCGGTCGGTTACCCGAAGGCGGCAGCGTATTGTCGATCCCCGGCTGTGACCCAGGCAGGCCCTGATCCGGGTAAGGGTTGGACGGGAGGCCGTGATCCGGGTGGCCGGGATGATATATCGGCGGCATCGGATATACAGGTGGATATACAGGTCCGCCACCAACATACGGCGGCAGGCCGCCAGGCGGGTTCGGCCAAACGTTCGGCGGGTAAACCGGTCCACCACCCACGACTGGCGGGTATCCACCGCCCCCAGGTGGTTGCGGCCAGACGTTCGGCGGGATCGGGTGGCTTGGATAGACTGGTGCACCGGGATAGATCGGACCACCTCCGACTGTCGGAGGTGGATTATAGATCGGTGGCATAACGACCGGGGGCGGTGCCCCGGCGGTGATCGGGGTGACTTCGACTAAATACAACTGACCCATGGGTTGAAGGTTCCTTCAGTTTGGGGTGGCAGGCACGCTCTGTGCATCCGCTGCATGCTTCCTGGCCGGATGCTCAGTCGTCTGATCATGAGGTCGGGGGTGGCTGCTGCTGGTAAG